CTCTGGGTATGTTACGTCTAGCATGTTACACATATGAGCAACATTGGACAAGTTAGCAACATTTCGCATGTCTTGTCTTCTGCGCTCATGCACGTCGGGGCCGTGGCAACACCATTCTCTAAGTGCTGTATCAATGTTCTGCGCGCAAGCTTGTTTCTCCGTAATTGGAGATCCTTTCGAGCGCACATAGTTGTGCAGCGATTTGAAGATGGAATCTTCACATAGTGCTCCTACGTGTTGTCCCAATGCTGGATGATAGATACTAGATCTCTTCAAGAAATCAGCATCTTTCTCATTCATATATGGGACGAGTTCACTTTCTTTGTCAGGCATGGTATAAGATTGACCATACTCTTCCAGGAATTGTGAAAAAGCCTTAATATTAAATTTTGGACATGATTTATTAACGGAACCCTTGTTGTCATCACCATAGGTACCCATAGCGACATTCTTTCTAAACACCTTTGTTGGATAAAGGGTGAAGAAGAAACAACGCAAGTTCAAACTTCCTCCAATGCCATTAAGAATGACAGTGAGAGAGTTTCCACTAATATGAGTACCTTCGATAAGGCCAATAAGATCACCATTGTAGGCAATGAAAGGAAATACTAGATCTCCTGCCATTGCCTCCATGATGGTTATGTCCTCTTCAGAATAATTACATAATCTTGCAAGGTCTATAAGTATGCGTAATGCAGCAGCAATCAATTGTGCTGTCATACGTTGGTCGTACTTACTATAGTCGCCTGCAAATATTTGCATTACACCAAACATTACCATAAAGTCGTGTAATTGTTGCCATTCAGGACTGAGACTATTTATGCCAACAGCACATTCTGCCACCAGTGGATTCATTTGAATAAATCTAATGATTGGCAAAAAATACTGTCTAATGAGAAAGGTTAAAGCTATCGCATTTCCGTAGAATATGCGACACTTTTCCTTATCATCTGGCAAAATCTCGTCCTTCTTGCAAGCTTTAGCGATTGCATATGCTCTGTTACCAGATTTATACAATTCGCGGCAGCGTTCAATTTCTTCTTTAATTTCAGGGGTAAATTCTCTGTTGTTAGGAAACATTTCCTCAGGAGGAAGCTCGATAACGTGTTTACGTTTAGCTCCACCCAAGGGGAAACCAATGGAAGTAGATAGATTGATAGCATCAATAAACCTCTTTCCAAGGGCTCCACAAAGAGTTTGTTTCTCACTTAGTGGTTTCATTTCCTTCCACGCGGGAACGGCTTCCATCACTTCAATGAGATCCTTCTTATAATCAGTCACTGCCATTTCGATCAGTGCATGAGGATAAGGTTTGGCGGGTTTACTAACCACACTTAGGCACTTCTGCCAGCCAAACCAATCAGG